CGTGGCGATCTCCGCGTCCTTAGCCGCGTCGGTTTCGGCATAGGCCGAACGCAGCCGGTCCAGCGCCAGCCGAGCCTCTTCATCGAGGCGGCCCGCCTTTTCCAAGGTGGCTTCCTGGGCCGCCAGGGCCGCGTCCCTGGCCTCGACGTCGATCCGATAGAGTTCCCGCTCCAGCGTGGCGCGGGTTTCAGGCGAGGGGCCGCCCTCCAGCCAGCGGTTCAGACGATCGCGACGGACGTTCACTTCCTCTTTCGCCAGATCCGCCATGACCCGATCCGCCTCCGCCGCGTCGCGCCGCGCTTGGGCCGCCGATTCATCTCGGCCGCTGGAAGAAGGCCCTGCCCCGCTGCTTCGACGAGTCTGGCTTCGCTCGCGCCGATCCTCATCCAGTTGGGCGCGCTGGTTGGCGGCGGCGCGCTCGGCCTCGCGGGCGCGAGTCTCGCGGGCGTCCAGGATCGCCCGGCCCTCGCGGCCCAGCGTATCGTAGATGCCCTGGGTGCGGGCATCCAACGGACGGCCGTTGGCCCTCTGCCCCTGCTCGATGTCGCGACGCCGGTCGATCACGTCCTGAAGACGCTCCGACTCATCCCGATAGAGATAGCGACCCAGCCACTCCCAGGCGCCCTTGATCGACAGGGCCACCGCGTCCCAGGCGCTTTCAATGGCGCCCGCGTCACGGACATGGCTGTCGATCGCGCCCTTCAGGCCGTCCAGCAGCGCGCCTCGCGCCGCCAGCAGGTCGCCGGATTCCTGCAAGGCCTCGATATTGTCCAACTCGGCCTGAGTGAACAGACCCAGAGAGGAGCGCGTCAGGTCCGTCGCCGTCTTCAACGGATCACCGACCGCCTTAGTCAGCGCCTCGACGGCCTGTTTGGCGTCCACGCCCGTCAGCTCAGCGAAACCGCGCGTCAGGCTGATCATCCGGCCGATTTCGGCTTCGTTCGTGCCCGCCAGGCGGACATAGGCGGCAGCCATGTCTTCGGCCGCGCCGACCGTCACGCGCCCGGCTTCATTGTTGGCGTCAGCGACACGGGCCAACTGCGCCGCCGTGACGCCGGACGCCCGGCCCAGACCGCTGGCGGCGCTTTCCAACCGACCCGCCGCCTTTTCGCCTTCAGACCAGGCCGCAACCGCCGTCGCGGCCGCCGCCCCCGCAGCCGCGAGGGCGCCGCCCAGCAGAACGAGCGAACCCCGCGCCTTGATCCCGCTGGTCGCCAGGGCGTCCAGGATCTGCGGCCCCTGCTGCAGCGCGATCATGGCCGGGTTCATCCCCATGGCCGCCGTCACCAGGACGTCGGCGCCCTGGCGACCCAGGTTCAGCCGCGAAGCCAAGGCCAGCCGGGTCAGGCCCTGCTCGTTCCGCTTGATGGCCGCCGCCGTCTCGTCGAACCGGGTCTTGGCCTGCGCCTGCAGCTGGGCCAGTTCGCCGGTCGTGATCTTACCGGCGTTGGCCAGGGTCTGATACTCGCGCAGCTCGTGGTTCAGCTTGTTCTGCGCCGCTGCCACAGGATCTAGGACGTCACGCAGCTTTTCGGCACGCTCCGTGTAAGCCTTGTCCTGAGCAATGAAGATCATCGCCGACTGTTTGGCGCGGCGGTCTGACGGCAGGCCACCCTGATCCTGAAGCGACAGACGGGTCGATGATCCGGCAAGAGCCTCAATCTGCCGCTGCATCGCCGTCATCTCGGCAGTCTGAGACTTCAGCTTGCGCGCATGGGTTTCAGCGGCGGCCGTGGCCGCAGCGGCGGCCTTCTCCCCCCGCCCATAAGCAGACTGTAGCCCATCGCCCAGTTCTTTGACGGCACGCATGACCTCTGTCCTGCCGTCTACCTGGATGCGGACCCCGACGTTGCGGGTGCTCATTCCTCGTCATCCCTTCTGAAGCCCTTCAGGACCTCGACCTCAACTTCAGGCAGACAGGCCGACAACAGGTCCGCCGCCCCCGCCGGCAGCGGCGTGAGCTGGGCGAAGGCGATCCAGGCTGGGTAATCCAGCCCGATCACCCCGTTCATCCCGACCCTCAGCTGGCCGGCGCAGCTTTGAACGATGCGCCAGACCGCCTGGCCCGCTTCGGTGCGGGGCTCGTGCTCGCGATAGGGGCATTCGGCGCAGTCGCCGCAGGCGTCGCAGAAGGCGGGGCCTCCGCCGAAATGCCATTCGGCGAGGGCCCTGATCCTTTTTTTTCCTCACCCGCCAGGAAGATCGACGTGACGTAACGATCATCGACTTCTGCATAGATCGCCGGATTGTGCCGCAGCAGGGCGGCGATGTAGTCGGCGGTGACGGGCGCATTACCCTCCGGCGGTGGATTGGCGTCCCGCCAGGCCGCCAAAGCCTCGGCAGGGCCGTTCAGGACGTCGTCGGGCGGGACCGGCGCCGGCGCCCCAACCCCGTCCCACTCCAACAATCCCCAGACCGTGCAGCCCACGACGAAAGCGAAGTGGGGATCGGTTCGATCATCAGCCTCCAATGCCTGGCGCATGAAGCGGCGCGCGAAGACGAGGGCTTCGGAAGGTCCATAGCGGAAACGGCCCCGGACGCCCGGCGCCAGGTCGATCCACTCGGGCGCGCGGGGATGTTCGAGCCTCAGCATCAGGCGGGCTCCGGCACGACGTATTCGGCGACGTCGTTGTCCAGGACGAAGGTCACGGCGCCCGCCCCTTGCCAGTTATAGTCGGCCTGGACCGCGCCGGGGCCGGTGACCGGCCGCTTGACCTTCGGCAGATAGACATTGGCCACCGTCGCCCGCAGCGCGAACAGGGTCGCCGGGATGGCCCAGGCGAAGGTCAGTTCGCAGGCCTCGCCGTTCTCCGCCTGGGTCTGCATTTCGGTGCTGGAATAGCGGATGCCCAGGGTTCCGCTGACGCTGACCATGCCTTCGTCGACGCCCCCCACCCGGCCGTCGCCGCGCCCGACCGTCGGCACCGCTTCCAGCCCATTGGAATAGTTGAACTGGCCGGACACCAGATCCGCGCCGAAGGCCGCGCCGTTGCGGCGCGCAACGCCCGAGAAGCTGCTGAACTTGCGCAAGCCCAGGGTCTGAACGTCCTCCGTCGCCGTCGTCGCCGAGACCGGCGTCTCGCCTTGGCCGATCAGTCCCCAAGTGGCGTTCAGATTGCCACTGCGCTGCAGGGGCAGACCCAGGGTGTTGGCCTTCAGCCCATAGTTGGTCGAGAAGCTGGGCACCTCGGGCATGCCGATTTCGGCCGAGGCGCTGGGCAGGGTCAGGCCGCCCGAAGTCCAGACGTGGCGATAGCCGCCGCTGGCCGCCCCGCCCGCCAGCGTCGATCCGGAGACGACGGCGTTTGACGCAGGCGAGGATCCGGCCGCCAGGGCGAAACTGTTGCCCGACACGCCCAGGGCGTCATGGGCGATGCGGATCGTCTTGCCGTCCGCGTCGCCCCAATAGGTGGCGGCGGCGACCGCCGTCACCGCGCTGGTGTTCAGCACGCGAACGGCGTTCGCGACCGTCTGGGCCAGGGTGGGGCCGATCTTGATCTGGTTCGTCGTCGGCGTGCCGGAAACGAAGGTGAAGGCCTGGCCCGCGAGGGTGATCGTGGCGTTGTTCGCCGGCTGGGCCGAAAAGCTGATCGACCCTTGCGCCGCCAGCCCCTGGGTCGTGGTCGGCGCGCCCAGCAGCAGGGTCAGCATCAGGCCGACATTCCGAGCGCACAGGGGCGTGACCACGTCGCCGGCGTTGTTGACCGCGTCCCGGCCCGGCTGCTGGGCGTTGCGCCCCTGGCCCAGAACGTCGCTTTCGACCAGACCCTGTTCGTCGCCCAGATTGGCGCTGACGAACGGCATCTGAAACCAGGTCTCGACCGAGGCGGCCGAGCCGTAAGAAGCCTCAAGGCCCAGGGCCATGAGGGCGTTGGAGCCGCGTGCGCGCGCCATGTCAGTTCTCCATGTGAAGGGGGTCGCCCGACCGCCGCCTCAGACGCGAAGTCTCAGGCGGCCGATCTCAGGCGGAAAGTCTCAGCGGAAGCTCTCAGGCGAGAGGGTTCGTCGTCGTATATTCAGCCGTCAGGGCCACGGTTGCGGCCCGCACCGGTTGACCGTTCTGGGTCGTCACATCGTCGGGCGACGGCGCGCCGGCCACTTCGAACCAGTCGCACAGGCCGCCCAGGCTCGGATCGGCCGCGACGGCGACGCCCAGGGCGACCAGCATGGAGTCCAGAACCTCGTGGCGGTCCGCCGCGCCCTCCGGGCCGAAGACCTCCACCTCGATCTCATGGCGATAGGTGTAGCTGCGGGGCGAGAAACACTCTTCCGCCGGGCCGGGATCGCCGTCGCGAACGATCACCAGCCCGCCGGGCTGGGCCCTCTGGGGCCAGGGCGCGTCGCGCTCCACCTCCGCATTCGGCAGGGCGTCCCGCACCAGCTGCAGCACGGCCTGAACGACCTCCTCGCGCCGACTGGCCATCCTATCTCCAGTGCTTGCTCAGCAGCCCGTCGAACCGGGCGTCGGCGGCGGCGGCGATGGCGTCCAGGTCCAGCCGCTTGCTGACCTTCACCATCGGCACCAGGGTGAACATGATCACGAACTGGCGGGTGGTTTCGCGGTAGGACCGGTGGCCCGGCGTCATCTGATTCCGCGTCGCGGTGCGCCAGCGGCCCGAGGCCCTTCGGATCGCCAGACCGGTGAACCCGGCATAGGCCACGCCCCGCTTCACCGCGGTGCTGGACGTCCGCATCCGCCAGTCCTGCGGATTGATGATCACGAAGCGCTTGCCGAAACGGGCCTCGACCTCGCGCGGGTCCAGCGCCCGCCCGTTCCGCATCTTCGGGACCTCGTCGGTCGGGATCCACAGATAGCGCCCGCCGTTCGCCGGGCGGATCGTCGCGCCCCGCGCATAGGAATCGATGATCTTGGGCGCCTTCGTCGAGATCAGGCCGGCGGCGTCCAGGCTGTTCTGGGCGCGAGGATAAATCTCGGTTCGAATGGTGTTGGCCAGCCTCTGCCCCAGGCCCGCATCCATGATCTGGTCGCGCCAGTCCTGTTTGACCTCGTCCGCCCCCTCGCGGATCGCCTTGGTCACGAAACCGGCGATCTCATCCTCCAGCCCGCGCTCCAGCCCGTCCAGGCTCTCCCGCCCCCCGACCGAATGCCGCATGTCAGACCCTCGACCCTAGGCGCCCGTCACGACGCAGCGCCAATAGCCGTCGCCGTCGATTTCGGGCTCAGCCGTCACTCTCAGCGTCTCGACCGTGACGCCGTCGTCATCCAGCCGCTCGATGATGTCGTTTGGGCGCGGATCCGCGACCCAGCGCCGATGCACCTGGATCATCCGCCCCGTAATGAATATTTCGGTCGCGCCCAGGCGCGCCGTCTCGTCCCCGTCGAAAGGATGGATGCGCACCTCGCCCTCCACCCCGCTCCAACGGGCGCGGTCGCCGAGGTGGTCATCCACCTCGGCGACCAGGGCCGACAGATGTTTGTCGAAGCCCATCCTCCCTGCCCTTACGGCGCTGCGCCGTAGACCCATTCGGTCGTCAGCGCGGGCTTCCGCCAGATCGGCAGGGCGTTCATCTGGTACTTCCATTCCAAACCGGCTCCATGCTTCATCACCTCCTCCGAGAAGTGAATCAGGTCTTCGTCTGAAGACGAGGCCTCCGAACCGTCGAGTTCGCGGATGTCCAGCGGCGGCGCCGCATAGGTCACGTGCGATTCGATGGTGCCGGTCGGATAGGATACCCCTTCAGTCGCCGACAGCAGTCTGGTCGTGCCCTCCTCCCCCCACAGCTTCACCCGCGCCCGATATTCGCGGATCGTGACGCCGGCGATCTCGATAACCCGCCGGAAGCTGTTGACGGTCTTCTCGCGCTGCTGGTTCAGCAACTGCAGCATGGCGGGGGTATTGGCGAAGTACTTTTCGACCGACGGGTGGCGGATGAGCTTGGTATAGAACTCCGGTGCCATCCGGACCTCGAGGCCGGTCATGGTGTCGTTGACCAGATTTTCCTCGGTGCCGGACAGAACGGCTTCGATCGCTTCGGGAACGTCGAAATCGGGATCGTCCAAGTCGAAATAGACGGTACGCTTGGTCACCCCGAACGCGTCGTAAAGGTCATAGATCAGGGTGTTGGCGCCATCGACGATCAGGCCCTTCAGCGATGACAGCTTCATGATCTCGAGGGTGATCGAGAATTTCAGCCGGTTCCGCTTGTGGCGCGTCTCGATCTTGTTGATCAGCGCTTCGTCCGGCGTGCGCGTCCGCTTGGCGTAGGCCAGCCATTTGCGGATGTCGCCGGCGAGAACCGAGTCTTCATGGCTGACGTTCGGGACCTCGAAAATGACGCCCTTGCCCTTCCCGTGCCGGGCGATGGTCGAGGGACGGCCATTCTCGGTCACCGGCAGGGCGGTGATGACGCCGTCGTCGATGTCGATGCGAACGTAAGGGGTGTCGAGGCCTTCGGTCGGAAACATGCCGTCGGCGTTCAGCTGGCCGAACTGATCGGGGACGGAGTTGATCAGGCCGGTGTGTTCGGCGGCGGTCAGCGGCAGCAGCGAGGCGCCGGAGGCCAGTTCTTCGGGATCCATAGGGAGCCCTCCTTTTCATTCAGGTTTTGCAGAAGAGGGCCCCCGGAGAGCGGCCCGTGGGTTTGGACGTCAGCCGCTGATGCGCGGCTGGATGCCCAGTTCGGCGAGGCGAGCGTAGGCGGCGGCCTTCTGGGCGTCGGTGACGCCCGCGGGCCAGGCGATGGCTTCGCGGCGGATGATCACCGGGCCGCGCGCCAGGACGGTCAGTTCGATATCGACCCCGACCGGGGCTTCCGCCTCGACCAGGTTGATGCCGGTGATCGTCTGCGAACCGTCGGTTCCCGCCGGCGCCCAGGGCACGTCCTTAGCGACGACGCCCGATCCATAGGCCACGGTGACCCCGATCCGGTCCCCGGCGACGAAATCGGTCGAACCGTCCGCCAGGGTGAAGTTGATCGTACCGTTGTAGGCGGTCCCGATCACGCCGGTCCCGTCCAGCACGCCGTCCGGACGGATGACCTGGAAGGTCCCGCCGTTCGCCGCCGGTTCGATGATGACGACCTGATAGACGCCGGCCGCCGCCCCGGCGTCGGCCGTCACCGCGCCGATGGCGCCGTTGCCCGTGCCGACGACCGCAGCGGACGTGACGGTCGCCGCGCCGATCAGGACCGTGGCGGTAAGGGCGAAGGCGGGGAAGGTGCGCGCCGTGCCGACGCCGCCCCGTCCGACGCGCTTGTCGGTCGTATAGGTCGGATCATACTCCGAATGGATCAGATCGCTGAGGCCGGGCAGGCCGGTCTCGAAAGTATAGGCCTTCATGACGGCCTCCTCTGCTCAGAAAGGTGGATGGGGCCGGATCGCGACCAGCTCCGGCGGGCTGGCGGGATCCGGGCCTAGGCCTGGGCGCCCCGATTCTTCTCGATCCGCGCCTGGACGGCGCCGGACAGGCCCTTCGTCGCCTTGGCGGCGTCCGGCTTCAGACGGTTGGCGCCGGCCATGACCTGATCCAGGCGGCTGGTCCGGGCGGGCGCGGCGACGGCCGCCGAGGCGCGGAACTGGGCCAGGGTCTGACCCGACTGAATGGCCGCCAGGGCCAGCGCCGGGTGCTTCTTGGCCTCGGGCGAGGCGGCGATGGCCGAGGCCTCGCCCTCGGCCTTGTCGTCGTCGTCCTTATTGTCCTGGGATGCGCCTTCGGCCGCGTCGTCGCCTTCGGCTTCGTCGGCGGGGACGTCCTCTTCGTCGTCGTCCTTGTCGGACGGCGTGTCCTCGGCCGCCTCGGCCTTGGGCAGGGCCTCGGACAGGGCCTTGATGTGGTTTTCGGGCAGGCCGGCCTTCTTGGCGGCCGCGAGTACGGCGGAACGCTTCATTTCACTCTCCTGGGTGGATGCGGGTTTGGATGCGGACGGCGCCGGGCCCGCTGCGGAAGACGCCAGACGCTCGCGCGCCAACTCGCGGATGGTTGCGAACGCCGTGCGCTCGGTCGCCACCGTGTCGATCAGGCCCTTGGCCAGGCCGGACAGCTCCGGATCGTCGGAATCGCCGAAGTAACAGCCGGCCTCGGTCGCCAGCACGGCCTCTTCCGTCAGGTTCGCTCGGCCTTCCAGGACATCGGACACGAACCACCGGCCGCACTGGTCGATCTCGGCCTGCAGCGAGGCGCTGGCGGTTTCCGACAGGGGCTCCATCCAGCTGCCGTCCGTCTTGCGCTTGCCGAACTTGAACGGGGTGATGACGATCCCGTCCTTGGCGAAGGCGCCCGAGAAATCGCAGTGGGTCACCACCGCCCCGATCGAGCCGACGCCGCTTTCGCGGGCGGCCGTGATCTGGTCCGACGCGCTGGTCGCCCAATAGGCGGCGCTGTAGCCGTCGCGGATGAAGCTGTGAATCGGCTTGCCGCCGCTGGCGGCCCGATGGTCGCGCTTCAGGGCCGCCAGTTCGGGCAGACCCTGATCGACCACGCCTCCGGGCGACCGAACCACCTCCCAGATGGCGCCCACGCGGGCGTCGGCGATCATCTCCTCATAGGCGACGTGCAGGGTGTCGTAGCCGTGGTACCAGGTGTCGCCCCAGCCGAAGCCTTCGGCCATCAACGGGCCGTCGATCTCCAGAATCCCGACCCCGTCCTTCAGCACCCAGCCGTAGCCGACCGCGTCGGGTTCGCCGACGAAGCGCGGCGCCGTGGCCAGGGGCTCGGTCCGCATTTCGGCTTCGCCACGGCCGGCGATTGCGCGCCGCGCCCGCCCGAAGAAGGCGGTCAGGGGCGAACCCCGCTCGCCGCCGGCGATGCCCAGCTCCCGCGCCAGGGCGGGAACCGAGGCTTCGCGCATCAGAAGGGGACGGCCGGACAGGGCGGCCGCCAGTTGGGCGGGATTTCGCATGGAACCTCAGGGGATGAGGCCTGACGTGCGTCAGGCGGCGGGGCGCTGGTCCAGAGCCGTCTGGTGCGCAGGATCGCGGCTGGTGCGGGCTGCTTGGGCCAGGGCGCCTTCGGGCAGGGGCAGGCCCAGCTCTTGGTACTTGGCCCGTTCGCGGGCCCGCTGCTCCAGAACCTCTTCCCAGTCCTTGCCCTGGTCGTCGCACTCGTCTTCCAGGGTGCTGACGTCGGCCTCTACACGAGCGGCGGCGGCGTCGATTTCCTTGGTCGGATCGATGAACCCACGCCCCGGACCGATGCAGTGGATCTGACAGAAGGCGTCGACGGCGTCGTAGAAGTCAGGCGCGCCGTCCGGGATCTGCACATAGCCCCGGTCGAAGGCCTCTTCCGCCCAGGCCACGACGAAGGGTCGGACCAGCTGATCCTCCAACAGACCCATCAAGGCGACGGTTTCGGACCAGGCATGGATCATCGCGGCCCGCGCGGACGAATAGTTCGTCTGCGAATAGTCCATTGACAATTCTTCGTAGGTCACGCCCAGCGAGGCTGCGATCAGCCGCAGGATGGACCGGACGAAGGCGTCGAAACTGCCGACGTCCTTGGACGCCGTCTGCAGCGTCAGTTCGTCGCCATAGGGCAGGACGGGGATCTGCGCGCCGTTGGCCAGATTGACCGGGTGTTCCTTGTAATGGTCCTGGCGCCAGGTCTCGAACTCGCGGACGTCCTTGGCTTCGAAGTTCTCGCTGACCGCACCGGGCCCGGCGTTCGACTTCATGAAGGCCACGATCAAGGCGTTGACCGTGGCGCTCTGCAGGGTGGCGTCGGTGAAGCGCGACAGGGCGCGGAAACTCTTCAGCGAGGCGGCGAAACGGCTGATGCCCCGCGTCTGACCAGCCCGCTCAGGCTCGAAGGCGTGGAACACCTGAGGCCGGCCCCATTCGGTCCAGCGCTCGAACCGCGTCCAGGCGAACTGGCCGGGACCGCCGTAGTCGGTCGGGTGCCGCTCGCGGATGTGGTAGGCCGACGGCGCGCCCCAGCTGTCGAACTCGACCCCGCCCTTCAGATCGTCACGATCCGGGCGGCCGTTCGGATTGCACAGACGGTCAGGATCGACCAGGCGCAGGCGGGTCTTGTAGCGGGTGGCCTCGTCTTCGGCCCATTCGGCCAGGCCCAGGGCCTCGCCGTCCACGACGATGTGCGAAACCGCCAGGCGCAGCTGCTGGCCCCAGGTCAGCCGCCGTTCGGCGTCCGAGGCGAAGGCGTGGCCATAGGCGTACAGCTGAAACTCGGTGCTGAGATCGGCGCCCAGCTGGCGCGCGGTCTCGATGTCGATGCCCAGAGCCCGCGCGTTGGGGCGGAACTTGACCCGCCAGCCCCGTCCGACGGCGGCGTTGACCTTTCGCGACCGGGCCGAGGCGGCGACCGGATCGTTGCGGACCCGCTCGCGCACCCGCGCCGTCACCGGCGCGCGGTTGGGCAGCCAGTCCTTGTCTGCTGAGCGCAGGGCCGCCGGCCATTCGGCAAAATAGGTGCCCGAACCGCTCGCCCCCTCATAGGCCAGGGGATAGCCCGCCGAAACGGGCTCGGCCGTCATCGCGCCGGCGCGGACGCGGGCGACCTCGAGACGCGAGATCGACCGGCCCGAGGGCGCGACCAGACCGGAAGGGGCGAACGGCGTGCGCATGATCAGGCTTCGGCGGCGGCCTGAGGATCGGCGACGGCCGTTTCCACCGCCTGGGCCGCCGACTGGGCCGCTTCAAGCGCAGAGAGCCGTTCGGCCAGAGGCGCGCGGGTCGAGGCTTCGAAGTCAGCGAGTTTCTGAAGCGACGCTTCCAGGCCTTCGAAGCGGGCCTTCAGCTGTTCGTTCAGGCTCTCGAACGCGGCCTTGATCCAGGTGTCGTCATAGGCTGGAGCGGCCCCGGCGGGAGAGGCGTCATCGGGAGAAGCGCCATCGACCGCCACGGCCGGAAAGGCCAGTGGTTCAGCCAGGGCGTCCATGAAGGCTTCACGGGCCTTGGACAGGTTCTGCAGCAGCGAGTCCGGAACAGGGCGGCTGGGAAAGCCGGCCAGGGCCGCGACGGCGCCGATCAGGCCGACCAGGGCGGCGACGGCGGGAACCTCGCCCAGGTTGAGGGTCGCCACAGGCAGGCCCTCGGTCGGAGCCTCAGTCGGCGGGGTCGGTTCGGCGGCGGGTGTCTTGGGGGATCGGCTCATGAGGGCCTCCTTGGTGAATGATGTCCGGGTGTGACGACCTTCACCGCTCAGAACCGCCGGCATGCCGACGTCCGCGCCCGGTGTTGACGATCAGGGATCGCAGGATCGCCGGCGCCCTCGAACCCGGGGCAGGGCGTGGGGAACGGCGCGGAGAAGACTTACAGGCGGATGCTCAGCGCGCCGCGACGGCGGATCGGCAGATCCGAGGGTCGGGCGGCCAGGGCTTCCAGTTCGGCGATGTCGCGCTCCAGCCGGGCGATGTCGCCCTTGGCGTATTTGACCGTGCGGCCGTTGCTGGTGATCTCGGTCACCTGACCGCCGGTGCTCAATCGGCCGTAGGCGGCGCGATAGTCGTTCAGCAACGTCTGCTGTTGGGGCGTCAGGGCCATGTCAGAAGCTCCACTTCCTCTTCGCGGCCTCGACGTCGGGCGAGGCAGGCGCCGTGTTGGCGGTGGCGGGCGGCGCGGACCCCGAGCGGGCGCCCGCAGACGGCGGACGCTCCCACAGCGCCTCGAGGCCCGCCTGCTGCGCTTGGCGACGACGCGCCAGCTCCAGCCAATCGGGTTCGGCGCCGGGAACCCCGATGCCCAGAGAGGCCGCCAGGGCCTTGTTGTAGACCCAGAGGTCCAGTTCCTCGTTCCGCCGGCGGACCCGCACCCAGGCCTCGTCCTTGACGACGCCCGTCTTGCTGTCCTGAACAGAGACCAGGGCTTCGCCCGTCAGCTCCTCGAAGAAATCCCGCTCAATCCAGCCCGGCCAATGCGGACGACGCGGCGCCCGCGCCCCCTTCTCGCCTTCCAGACTCAGGGGAATGGCCTCGTTCATCAGGGTCCGCTTCAGATCCCACGTCCCGACCCGCCAAGTGCGGCAGGTCACGACCCGACCTTCAGGCCCCTCCAGCTTCTGGGGCTTGCCGGTGCTGCGGCGAAGCGGCGTCAGTCCCCAGCCCTTGGCCCCATCCAGGGCCTTCGACTTCGCGTGCGACGAACAGAAGGCGTAGACGTGATAGGTCCCGTATCCGGAGTCGACGCCCTGGACTTCAGTCGAGACGAACCCGCCATCCTCATGCGGCCAACGCCGCCGCTCCAGCTCCGCCAGTTCGGCCCAAATCTGCGGTTCGGACGGCCCGCCGTCGATCCTGCCCTTGTCCACCATGACGTGTTCCGCCTCGGGGCCCCAGGCGTAGGCCGTCCATTGCGCCCAGTCGCCGTTCAGGTCGACCGCCACGGTGACGATCTCATAGCCCGACGGCACGACGCCCTTGGTCAGCCGGTTGTCCCGCCGCTCCAGCAGCTTATCGACGTCCGCCTGCTGGACCGTGACCTCATAGGCCTCGCCGAAGATCTGCTGGTGCAGCGCGATCTTGGCCTCTTCGTCGTCGGCGTCCTGGATCTGTTTGGCGATATAGGCCCAGTCGACCGCGTCTGAGACCACCTGCCAGGCGTGATAGCTGGGCTGACGCCCTTCCAGGGGCCTCGCGCGCCAGGCCTCGTACTCTGCGGCCGGGATGAAGCTCCCCGGCGCTGGATTGGTCGGGTCTTCCGAGGGGAAGCACGGGATCCAGCCGCCGCGCACGCCGTTCGCGGGCTGGCGGTCCGGACGGCAGGCGGCGACCATGCCGCGCTTGTGCCGGTGTTCGATCACCCCGCCGCAGGACGGGCAGCAGAAGTGCGGCGTCTCGCCCTTCTCCACCCCCAGCATCGCCTCCCGATCCAGCCGGATCAGCACCCCGCCGGGCAGGTGGGCGCAATGCGGGCAGGGCAGATAGAGCCGGCGCTGATCTCCCGCCAGGAAGTCGGCGGTCACCGGGCATCCGGTCGCCTCGCCTGTCCCTTCCTCGGATCGGCGGACAAGTCCCGGCGTCGAATTGTGGAAGGTTTTCGCGCCCGCCAACTCCCACTGCAGCTGGCGCACCTCGATCTGTTTGTGCGGGTCGCCCCGGTCGCCGACCGAAAGGCTCCAGTTCGGCGTCTCCTCCTTCACGACCAGGCAGAAGGTGACCATCTGCAGCGGCTTGGCGCTGGTCGTTCCGAAGAACTGGCCGTAGCCGCCGGGGAACCGCTTGTAGGTGTTGGTCGAGCCCTGCTCGTCCCGCGAAGTGACCGCCCGGATCTTGCGCCGCAGTTCCGGCGTCGCATCCACCAGCGGCTGCCACTTGGTGCGGTTGTACTTCAGGGCCTCGTCGCCGCTCGGCAGCGCCACGCCCCAAGGCCGGGCGATCACCGTCGAATAGTACAGGGTCGCGATCACGCCGACCGTCGTCTTGGCGATCTGCGCCGACCCGACGAAGGTGACCGTCCGGGCCGGATCGTCTGGATGCAGCCGGTCCAGAGGCTCGATCAGATATTCGAACCCGTCCCAGGACAGCTCGCCCTCGCGGGTCGTGCCGGTCTCGCCCGGAATATTGATCCGGCCTTCAGCCCAGGCGCTGATCGTCTGATCCGGCGCCGGCGTCACGGCGGCCGCCATGGCCAAGACCAGCGTCGCCGCCTGGCGCGCGATCTCCTGCGCGGAGAACAGGCTCATTTCAGGCCGCCGCCTGCTCCGGCTCTTCGAAGCCGCCGGCCAGCTTGGTCAGTTCGGCGACCAGATTGTTCAGCAGCTTCCGATCCGCCGTCTTCAGCGCCAGCTCGGCCTGGCGGACGTCTCCTAACCCGGCGATCTCCGTCGCCAGCGTTCGACGCCGGCGCTCCAGCGCCTGAGTGAAAGCCACGCCCATGGCCTCCACCGCCATCGTCACCGCCGCCTTCGACAGCAGCTCGCGCTTTCGGTCCGCAAGATCCAGCTCAAGTTTCTCTTCCTCGAGCTGACGCTTTCGGGACCCCGCCGGCGCAGCCGCCGCCTTCGGCGCCGCCGGCGCAGCCTCGCGACTGTCCAGCACCGATAGCGACTCGCCGCGCGCCTTGATCAGGGCGTCGTAATCGACCTCTTTCACCCGCCCCTGCCCGTCCCGCTTCACGGGCAGATCCTCGTTCCGCGCGATGAATCGCGAGATCGAAGATTTGTTGATCGGCCGGCCCGCCTGGGTCTCTAGCGCCGCCGCCTCGCTGACGCTCACCCACCGGCGGCCCGATTGTTCGAGGAGGAAGGGCTGTTCCATGCCGTTGCACTCCGCGTTGCCTAGCAACACCCGTTGC